CGACGGTTCTGTGTGGCCTGTTGTTGGTTGCACGCCTGCGAATCCAGCAGGCACGCCGCTTGTCTACACGGTTGGTGTAGCCCAGTGAGTTTCGCAGCGGAAATAGAGCAGTTTGCAGGCGATGCGATCGAGCAGGTTGAACGCATCCGCCGCGTATTTATTGGCAAACTGTGCATCATGATCATTGATAAAACGCCAGTCTTGACCGGGCACTTGAAAGGCAACTGGCAAGCGTCCGTTGGCACACCTGAGATGGACGAAGTACCGCGCAAGTCAAAAGCAGGTGGCTTTGTCAAGCAGCAAGCGCTTGACGTATTGGCGCGCCTGCAAGGTGATGAAACTTTCTACTTTTCAAACAACGCGCCTTATGTGCTTCGCATCGAGTATGAGGGGCATTCAAGCGTCAAGGCTCCTGACGGCATGGCTAGGATCAGCCTGCTTGCTGTTGGACAGCTAATCAACCAAGCCGTGCGCGAAGGCGAGTTGATGTCGTGAGCTACGCAAGCGCACAGCTTGCCGTTGAAAACGCGCTTGCGACTGCGCTCGGCGTGTTGCCTGTGCAGTGGCCAAACGGTCCTGTGATCGTGCCTGATGGCAACGCCTACGCAGAAGTATTTCATCTACCAGGGCAAGCCGCTGTGGATACTCTCGGTTACGGCGGGCGCGACTTGATACCGGGGATCACACAGGTTAACTACTACGCGCCGCTTGAAAGCGGCAACAGTGGCGCTTTGTTTGTTGATCTGCTGCGCGTTGCTTTCGTCGCTGGGCATTGGCTCACGCAAGACGGGCAGGCGGTGCTTATAACCGGCTGTGGGCCGGGCATGTCGCGTAAAGATGGTACGTATTTTCTGTCAATAGTTGACATTCAATGGGAAGCGCGGATCACGCGCTAAAAAGGAGATCAGATCATGGCTACAGGTGCAGCGCGCAGACTGGCAGTTGTTGCAGAAGCTACGTATGGAGCAGGCGCGCCCGCGACGCCTGTCTTTGATACATTGCTTGTGCGTTCAGGCGGTCCGAAACTCGACATGGATACGCTCGAAGACGACACGATCCGATCTGACTTCCAGCGCACTGGCGTGCGCACTGGTGTGCGCAAGGGCAGCTTCGCGCTGTCCACATGGATGCGATACGGCGCGTATGACAACTACTTGCAAGCGCTGCTCGGAGGCACGTGGACGACCAACGTGCTCAAGACAGGCACCACGCGCAGGTCATTCGTCATGGAAGAATTCTATGGCGATTTGAACAACAGTGACAAGCCGTATCACCGCTACTCGGGCGTTGAATTCTCAAAGTTTGCAATGAGCGTTGCAAACAATCAGCTTGTCTCTGCTAGTTTTGATGGGCTCTGCAAAGACATGGCTCGCGATACTGTGATCGTCACAGGCGCAACCTACGGCGCGCTGTCCACACAAGAAGCGATGGCGTTCAAGGATGCCGCTTTCACCGTCGGTGGATCAAGCATCGGCATCGTCACGTCAATGTCGCTCGCGATTGATCGCCAGCTTCAGCAGCGCTTTACCGCAAATGGCGTTACGACGCTTCAGCCTGATAGCCGCGTGGTCAAGGTCAACGGTACTTTGGAAGTGTGGCTTGATACGGGAACGGGCGCGCTGATCGACGCCTTCATGTCCGAAACGGAAAAGGCGCTCGCGCTCACGCTCACAGATCCAACGAACGACGTACTCTCATTCGTGATCCCTGCGTTGAAGTTCACTTCCGGCATGCCTGACGTGAAGGGTGACACGTCAGTTCCTGTGTCGCTGAACTTTGAAGCCTACTTCGATGCTGTGTCGTCTTCGCAGCTTACGATCACGCGTACGCCGCACGCGTAAGCGCTGCGCCCACAATCAACGGAAGGCTCCCCACTATGAAGATGCAAGACTTTTTCACACGAAAGCGGGCTAACGAAGGCGTACGCCTGCAACTGGTTGACGGCACAGGCAACGCCACAGACGCTTGGGTTATTGTGCGCGGCTTCGACTCAGACGCCTATCGAGCCGCGCACGATTCCCTGAACCGAGCAATGGCAAGGCTCGCGAGCGTTGTACGCACGAAAGGCGCAGACGCGACGCTATTTGCAGCCACGCAAGAAGAGAAAGACACGGAAGCGCTCGCGGAACGTGCGGCGCTCGTGGCTGCTTGGAGTTTCGAGGAACCTTGTACGCCTGCGAAGGTTGCAGAGTTTTTGCGTGAAGCGCCCTACGTGAGCGATCAGGTGTACTACTTCGCACAAGATCGTGATCGTTTTTTCGAGAATTGCTCAGCGACTTCTACCGCTGGGCAGAATACAAACTCGGACTTGGCAAAGCAGCCACAACAGGAAGCACCCGCACCCTTGCCGACTCTGTAGCGGCTTACCATGCGCGCACGGGAAAACTACCGCCAGGCCACAAGGAAGCGCCTGAACCGTGCGCGGAACTGCTTTACTTGTGGACACTGTTTTGCGAAGTCGCGAAAGGGGATGATCTTACCTGCACGGAGTTAGCAGCTTGGATGCAATTGACAGGGCATCGCTTGGTTGCTTGGGAAGTTGAAGTTTTGCTAGGGCTAGACGGTTTGCGAAGAAAGGCAGCGATAAATGGCAACGGCACACCTTGAGGTAAAAGTAGATAGCAGCGGTGTCCGAAGTGCCAGCAAAGATCTTCGCGAGCTTACTGGCTACAGCAAGGAAACGGAAAAGCAGAACAAGCGGCTTGCTGACGTATTCGGGGAGATCGCTGCTGCTGAAGAGAAAGAAGCCAAGAAGGCGATTGCGCTTGCGAACGCGAAAGTGCAGGCCGCGAAGGATGCCGCTGACAAGGTAGCGCAATCCGAAGAGAAACGTGCAGCGCAGGCGGCACGCCTAGCCCAGCGCGAAGACGAACGCTGGAACGATTTAAAGCAGAAGTCGCTTGCACGCTACGAAGTGCAGGCAGCGGCCGCTGAGAAGGCGTCACAGCGGCAGATGGCCGCAACAGAGCGTGCAGCCAAGCGCGAAGATGAACGCTGGAACAATGCGATCCAGCGAGCAAAGGCAGGGCTTGACGGCGTGCTACCGATTAGGCCGTCGCTGCAACGAATTGAAGCGAAGATCAACGAAGCGCCAGCGCACGCAGAAAGCGGCTTCAGCGGTATCCTTGCGGGTGGCAAGGAAGGCGCGATCTCCGCGCTCGGCCTTGGCGCGCTTGCAGGCGGTGCGGCGGCAGCCGCCGCGGCTGCGGTTGGCGCTGTTGCTTCGTTCGCAACACTCAGCAAGGTCATTGCCGAAACGTCAGCCTATGACGGATTGATCGCGAGGCTCGCTGGCGTAACAGGTGGAACCGAAGCGGCACGCGAGCAATTCGACAAACTAGAGAAGCTGTCAGACAAGACAATCTACACAGAGAATCAAGTTACTGAGGCTTTCATCCGTATGGAGCAAAACGGATTGAAGCCGACGGAGGCTACACTTACAGCCTTTGCTAATATCGCGTCTGCAACAGGCACGAGCATTGAGCAGCTAGCAGAAGCCAGCTTGGCAGCATCGCTCGGCAATTACAAAGGCTTACGCCAATTTGGCGTCAAGGCTGTGCAAGAAGGTGAAGGAATCAAGGTTACTTTCAAAGGAGTAACCAGCACAATAGGCAATAGTGCCGACGCGATTACACAGTACCTTGTGGGAATCGGAGAGACTGACTTTGCAGGCGCAGCCGAGCGCCAGCTAGATACGATGGGCGGCGCGGTTAAGAAGCTGGAAGACGCTTGGGGCGATATGTTCCGCGAGGTGGGGCGTAGCGCTGTCGGCGACTTTATCAAGACAGGCATGACCGAAGCGGCGAAGGCGATCAACCTCGCGACCGACGCACTAGAAGCCTTTCTTTATACAGCCTCGCAAAAGCCGAAATTTACAGGCATGAGCGCAGAACTGGCGGCATTTGCGAAAGGTGCAAGCAAGTGGGGCGCGGCACAGTCAGACGAAGAGGCGTCACTAGCTGACAAGGTGCAGGCTGCTATTGACCATCTCAACACGGGTATGCAGTCCACAAAGGATAAGGAACTGGCCGCGTATCGTGCGCGTGAAGCTGTCCTGAAGGATGCACTTGTGCAGGGTGTGCCTGGTGACATCGGCGCAGCACTCGACGAAAACAAGCGGCAGTATGAAGAAAGCGTCAACGGCGCAGGCGCGGGTACCAAGACGAAAAAGGCTGCGCGAACAATGAAAAAAGACTTTGACTATGCCGATCTAGCATATCGAAACGGTCAAGCGGCTAATGCTGCTTTCTTGCAGGAAGTAGCCGACTACGAAGCCGCGCAGGCTGCTGAATATGAAGCATTGAAGGTTACGCTTGCAAACAAGGAAGAGGCCGCAAAAGCTAGCTATGAGAAGCAGCGCCGCACGCTGGAAGCAAACATAGGGGCCGAAGGACAGGAAGAACTGTTCGCAGCCAATGAGGCGGCTTGGCAGGCACACCTTGACAAGATCACGGCAGACATTGACGAAGCTGCCGAGAAAAGCGCCGAGAAACAGCTTGCGATGCAACGCAAGCTCGAAAGCATCGGCATCGGCCCACAATCGCAGCTTCAGCTAATCAACAGCAAGACAGCAGGTGATCGCCACGAGCTTGGCGCAGCACTGGCGGACAATCTTAGCGGCAAGAACGGCGAAGCGCTGAAGCTGGAAGCCGAGCGCACCTACGCGCAGAAGTCAATTGACATTGAAAAGCAGCGCACAGAAGAGATCAAGAAACTGAACATGGAGCTAGCCGCGCAGTCTGTGCAGAATGCGGGTGCAATGTTCGGTAGCCTCGCCACTGTGATGAAAAACGCTCACGGCGAGCAGAGCAAAGAATATCAGACGATGTTTGCGATCCAGAAAGGCTTCGGTATCGCAGCGGCTGAGATTGCAATGTTTCAGTCCATGGCCGAAGCGAGCAAGCAGCCCTACCCCGCCAACATTCCGCTGTACCTGAAGGCAGCCGCGCAAGGCGCGGACATCATCGCGCAGATTTCCAGCACGTCGTTTAGCGGCTCCTACGATTCAGGCGGAACAATCAACAGCGGCAGCACAGGCGAAGTCGGCGAACGTAGGCCGGAACTGTTGATGGTGCATGGGCGCTCGCGCGTGCAAGGGCCTGCCACCGTGATCGGCGGCGAAGCTACGGCAGCTTTACTCGGCGGCGGCAAATCGGCTGCGCCTAGTTTCGACATACACTTGCACGACAACATCAACAGTGCTTTCGACCACTACATGAGCAGCACGCGAGGGAAGCAGGCAATTAACCTGCATATCAAGCGCAACGGCCCGCTAATTAGGTCAATTACGAGGTAATGCCGTGGAAGTGTGGACACACAGACCGCAAGGGCACGTGGTTGAAAGCCTGGAATGGTTGACTGACATTATCGCCTGCAAGGCAGGGGAAAAGCGCGCAAGCCTGCGCCCGCTGCCCCGCATGACACTGACGTTTGATCATCAATTCTCGGCGCGTGAGTACGGGCTTGCACGTGAGAAAGCGCGTCTTGTGGGCGGTGATCCGCTGTACGTTCCCGAATGGCAGCACCTGACAGACATTCCAGGGATCAGCGCGGGAACCGTTTCAATCCCTGTGAATGCAGCGCACATTCCCGCCTACAAAGTCGGCGGCTCGCTGCTCTTGTGGGAAGACTACGATCACTTTGAAGTGTGCTCTATTTCTGCAATAGGTTCAGGAACAATCAGCATTAGTGCAACAGTCAACAATTACGATTACCTTACTGTTGCGCCGTTGCGGGAAGGCACGTTCGCGCAGCCGTTCACAGGTAAGCGACCGCCCGCACACTACAACACGGCGCAGGCTGTTTTCGTTGTGACGGCAACAGAAGACATGTTCGATGCTTCGGCGACGCCGTACCTAGCCTACAAAGGCAAGGCGCTTGTTACGTCCAGCCGCGAAGGAATCAACGATCTAGAAGACACAATGGCGCGTGAGCTTGACGTTCTGGACTCAAAGACAGGACCGCTAATCAACTATCCAAAGCGCAGCGACGCAACGCTCGGAATGAGCGTTGCAATCACAGCGCAGACGGCAGCCGAATTGCTCAACCTGCGCTCTTTCCTCGCAACGCTGCGCGGGCGCTGGAAGTCCTTTTGGCTGCCAAGCTGGAATCACGATCTCGAGATCACCGCCAACATCGTGGCAGGCAATAACTATGTGCAAGTCTCGGCCATTGACTTCGCCAATACTTACGGCATCGGCTCGCACCTTGTTGTTGTGACAAAGACAGGCGGTTTTATTGCCTGGCAAGTGGCGAGCGTATCCACAGAAGTAGCAGGCAGCGAGCGCCTGCACTTCACAGGCGGCGTCTTTAGCGGCGGATTAGACATGGCGCTTGTGGACAGGGTTTGCCTGTTGACGCTTTCGCGCTTGGACGCTGATCGCATCGAATTGCAATACTTGCCGGGCCTGGCCGTGACTGTCGCAGTTCCTACAGTGGAGGTGCCAGCGTGAGCTACGAAAGTATCGATACATCAGTGCAAGACGCTGATCCTGTGCTGCTGTTTCAGTTCACGCGCGCCGGTACTACTTGGCGGTACTGCGCGCTGCCTGTTGCGTTTACTGCGCTTGGCGAGACGTGGCTTTCTGCTGTTGTTAGCTTGTCAGATAGCCTCAAGCAATCAGGCGACATTTCCAAGAACGATGTGAATGTCACGCTGCCGATCAGCAACGCAATGGCGGCGGCGTTCATCGCCTACGCGCCCGATGCCGTTACGTCGCTTACCATCTTCCGCACGTATTACTCAAACCCAACAGTAGGGCGCGCCGCCTGGAAAGGGCGCGTGCTTAGTTCTTCGGTAGCAATTGCAACAGTTACACTTAACTGTGAAAGCGTGTTTACGTCTGCGCGGCGAATGGGCCTTCGCCAAGTCTACTCGCGCAAGTGTCGGCACGTGCTTTACGGGCCGGGCTGCAACGTCAATAGAGCATTGCACGCTGTTGCTGTTACGGTCAACAACGTGACAGCAAACAAAGTCACATGTGACGTGCTCTATGCGACCTACACAGGCGGCAGCATCAAAGCCGCAGACGGCACGCTACGCAGGATCATCGGTCAGGCGGGCTATGTGCTGACGCTTATGCGGCCAGTGCCGAGCCTTATACAGCAGTTTGCTGACAATCCTGGCGGCTTCGCTTCCACGCTGTATCCAGGCTGCGACAAGTCCACAGCGACTTGCCGTGACGTGTTCCATGCGCTTGGCAATCACGGCGGCTTTGCGGGAATCAACGGCGTTAACCCAATGGACGGTGTGACCAATGCGTTCTAGGAAAGGCAACTAAATGGGCGCTTGGATCATTGTTGGGCTCACTGCTGTGGCCTATGCTTACTCGCTTTACAAGGCATCGAAGATCGGCGCACCGAAGCTGGCCACGCAGCGCTTTGACGGACCTACCGCCGAAGAGGGAATAGCGATCCCGGTCGTCTTCGGCACAGCTACTGTCAAGAATCCTAATACGACAGCTTTTCTCAATAGACTTGTGCAGGATTGGAAAGACAACGGAACGAACATCAAGCTATACAGCGCCAGTATGCAAATGGGTATCTGTCACGGCAAAGTCGATGCTTTGCTTGACGTGCTGATCGGCGGTAAGTCAGCGCTATTGAAGAATGATCCAACACCCGACAGCAACGTGTTGAACATTGGTGCAACAGACCATCAAGGCGATTCGCACAATACCCCAAACTTTGGCGGCGATTTTAAGTTAGGATTGGCAAACCTGACTACCGTCGACACAGGCACCGCCGACTTTCTCGCTGAAAAACTTGGGATGCCTTCAGGCATAGGACCGCACTACAGTGGCGTATGCACCGCAATGCTGAAAACGGCGTGGTTTGCACAGTCGCCTACTGCGGCACCGCTTGCCTTCACGGTGAAGCGCATTCACACAAGGCACGGCGGGACGGCGGAACAATGGTACGACGCGAAAGCCGAGATTTTGCCAAGCATCCGCAGCCGCGAAGACTTGTGGAAATACAAGCTAGTCACGAATGCGGACACGACAGATTACAGTGGAACAGGCGTTGACGATTCGGATTGGAGCCAAGGAAAAGGAGGATTAAGTAACGGATCACAATTCTGGAAGCCATCCGAAGAACTGTCTGACTACACGACAGTTCCGCGCGTGCTTACGTGCGTCGCAGGCACGACACTAGGCGGCCAGCTTATCGGCGGGCACCCTAACTATTCTGTGCCTGAAGGCATGAAGATTTGGGTGCGTTGGACCATGGGTCCAATGCCTAAGTTCCCGACCGTCGCGCAGTTGTGGCATGACGACAGCGCAAAACTGTGGGTTAACGGCAACGCTGTCACGCTGACACCAGCAAACATCGATTTGACGAAAGAACACTTCACGTCAACGGCTATCATCCCCGCCGCGTACCTCGACGACGCCGGACCCAACGTGATC